ATTTTAATCTTACGACCCCAGTAAGGGACATCGATTGGTTGGATAGTAGATCCAGGCATTGATGCCGCCTGGATCATGAATGAAGCAATACCAGCTAGTTCTGGATTGAAGTTACTTGATAGAGTGACTTGGAATAGCGTTGGACGGGCGCCACCAAGACTTAGATTTGATCGAATATCATTTACACTAAATGCCATATTAGCTCTCCTTGTCTTTATTTATATCTTAGCCAGTGATTGTTGCGAAATCAACACCGGTGCCTACAGCAACAAAGTTGAGCTGGATATAGTTAATAGATCTTGCAGGTTTAATGTAAATATCACCAACGAATCTATTAGTATCAATGACATCTGGTGTATTGTTTGTTTCATCACAGATGACTTTGAAATCGTAAATGCCGCGGCGACCTTGGACATCACGTAGATAAGGCTCAATTAGATTGACAAATTGCGCACGAGTGAATGCATCATTGAATTCAAATAGTAGCGATTTAGCAGCAGTAGAAATTGCTTTTTCAAGAACAAGGAACAATCTACGTACGTTGATACGATCAAACGAAGATGGCTTAGACAATAGTGTCTTATCGCCGTAAAGAACCGGACCTTGGTTTGGAATGATGATAACTGGGTTAACACTATTCTTGTAAAGCTGATCTCTCTGAGAACCATTTGGATTAAATGCAAGCTTGATTACATTGTTAATGCTGCCGCGAGTAGTTCCAGCTGGTGAGAACCAAGGATCACGAGTACGGTCAGTTCTTGCACATAGACCTGCAATATCACCATTTAGAGGAATATAGCGATATACATCGTTATACTTATCGTATGTGTATTTGTAACCAGAATCCATAACTGCGTATGAAGATGAACGTAGATATGATCTTAAGCCTAGAATATTTTCAACTGGTGTTGATGTATTAACAACACTAGCCTTATTTGGCGAAACAAAAACTAGACAATCCTTACGTACTTCACCTAGGTTATCAATCAGATAATTACCTGACTGAGTTCCATTAATACCACCGCGGGACATACCAGTCATGATAAGTGAAACATCAACATCTTCTGGTGAAGCAAATAGATCATATGCTTTTGCAATATCTGCAAATGGCATACCAGTTTCAGTTTCATCGAAATCTACACCACCGACAAATGACAGTGTAAGTGGAAGCTGATTTGTTGATGATGCGATATTAACCGCTGTATTTGATGGAGCACCAATACAATCAACACCAAACCAAACATAATTTGATCCAGAATTGATTACATCCTTATAATAGTTTGTTGTACCATCAGATAGTTTCGCATCAGTAGCTCTCGAAAGACCCTTAAAGACTTCAAGAACAGCACCAGGATTACCAGTGAAACCACCGTTTTCGTCAACAACTACAACGTGAACTTCATCATTCTGAGCTAAAGGATTCGCTAGTTGAAGTGCTGTATTTCCGTTTACGGCAACATATGTAGACATACTTGGAGCTGCATCAACCTGGTTATAATATTCCCAATAGCGTGAGACTGAAGAAGTACTGATGCTTGTTGAAAGCTTAAGTGGCTGATCAAATGTAAGAGCAAATGATACAGTATTACCTACAGTGCTTGGTGACGATGTTGAAATAACCTTAAGATATTGAGTACCGATAGTTGCGGAATTTCCTACCTTGATGTAATCACCAGAATAGATAAGGTTTGAAATAGCAGTAGCAGCAGCAACGTTAGCAGCAAGTGCACCATAATCTAGTGTCACAACACCCTGATTTGAACCTACAGTAATTGCCAATGCAGTGTTATTGCTTGTTGTATTTGACTGAGCCTTAAGATCAAATGTTGAACTATATTGATTTGCACTTCCGCAAACAGAAATCTTAAGAGTATTACCAAGATCACCGACATAACGTGCAATATAGTTTGGCGCATTCGATGTGAATGATGCTGATTTAACTGCATAGTCATCAGTATTTAGAATTGTGTATGCAGTACTTGCATTTATGACTGCTGTATTGCTTGTTGCAATAGCTGAAAACTGATTAGCAGTTGATGCTCTACTTACATAAAGTGAGCTTGAATATGATAGGAATGCTCCAGCAGTAAACCAAGTTTCTGGGTTGATGTTTGTTGGCTTACCAAACTGATTTGCTAGATCATTTTCAGAAGTTACGAGAATTCGTTGGCCAACTGGACCCCAACGAAATACACCCGCAATAGCACCTGAAGTTGTATCTACTGAAGGGACTACAGTTGTAAGATCGATTTCAGAAACATTAATACCTGGGCTAAGTTGAAATCCACCTCCACCCGATCCAAAATTTTGCACGGCCATTTAAATCTCCTTTGAAGAGTTTTGTTATTATTTTAAACTTATTGCTTATTTATAAAAATGGAGATTAGAAAAACATGAACTCGGAGTTTGGATTCTGTACCAAATCAATGATTTCATCGTCAGGTTGACCATCTATCATAAATCCTGAAGGTAAAAGATCTCGTTCTAATTCTTCATCTGTTCGATCTCTTAGTTTCATAAGAGTATTAATATCAGTTAGGTCTTTGAAATACTGTTGATCCGACATCCACCCAAATAGAACCAAACCCATAACTAGATCATCATGGCAGCCAGGTTCCGCTTCATATGAAGTGCCTTTTTTAGAAAATCTCGACAGTTCAAAAATCGTATCATGGTCATTTATTATCAACTGTCTTTGCTCGATAAGTAATTTAAGCATTGAACAGCCGATTGCCTTTACAGTTTTTGTAGTTCTAACACCACGATCTGAGGTCGCAGTTTTAGAAAATCCTGCGGAGATTCGTTTGCCTCTAGCACCAGCATTTTCAGTTTGAATTACATTCTCACTTTCATAATCGAAATAAAGTGCGTCTGCAACCTGGCCGCCCGTGTCGTTTATTTCAACTAGAATTGAAGCATTATTATAAAGTTTGGATATTTGGTGAATAGTACCAGCATAATCCAATGGAGTTACCATATTATTCTTGTATGTGCATACTTGATTATATGGCATCTGTGTGATGTCAAGTACCTGGAATGCAGAATAGTCAAGACCTTTACCTCTAGACACATCACATACCATTACATATTGATGCTTATCTTGTTTTTCTTCATAGATACTTAGTCCATCTCTCGACATCAATGATGGTCTTGACACTAATGTTTTTAAAACGGCACCAGAAATGAGTGTACCAGATGAACCTAGGAATTGACAGCAGAATTCTTGTGCGAACTTCTCATGATCAAAGTCCATAGCAGCAAGAGTCTCACGTTGCCATTCATCCCCTCTTCCTGGAACTCTCTGCCAAGGAACTTCTACATATTCATATCCGTTTGTTCCATCTTTAGCACCCATACAAGTCTTGTAGAAGTGATTAAGTCCATTTGGTGTAGAAGTGAAAAGAATCTTGGTAGTCAGACCAGAAGAAATTGTTGGGAAAACTGAAGCGAAGAACTCATCCCAGTTTTCAACGAATGCTGTTTCATCGATATATAGAAGTGAGATAGATTTACCACGAATTGCAGACGATGATGTAGCTGCAGCAATAACCTTACAGCCATTTTCAAGTTCGATTGAACCTTTATTCCAAGAAACTACGCCTTGTTGAAGCCAAGCAGGCAAACCTTCGTATGAAATTTTAATACGGTCTAGAATCTCTCTAGCCGCATCACCTTTATTTGCAAGTAGTGCCACGGTTTTATGGTCACTGAAAATAATATAATGAAGAATGACGGCTGCCGCAGTAGTGGTTTTACCCGCCTGTCTAGAAGTACAAACTGTTACTCGTCTATTTTTTGTGATCTTCTGTATAATTTCTTTCTGATAATCATACAGAATAATAGGAATAAGTCCGCGATCAACGTGAACAATCTGAATATATTTTTCAGCAAAATAGATAGGATCTTCGGCGCACTTAAGATATTCCTGGACCATTTCGGGAGTCCAGTTAATATTTCGTCTTGACTTCTTTAGAAGTGGATTACCATTGTAACCCTTATCAATTTCAAATTCAGTATTCACGCGAGTAAATCTTCTTTAGTTATTATTATTTTGTTATTGGCCATTGTATCTAAAAGCTTATTGAAGTAACTTCCTGGATTTTGTGTAGATGAAAATATGGCTCTTCCATTGCATGATAAGGCTGGGTAAGTCATAACCATTAGTTCTTTTAGATTAGGATTAAATGCACCTTCATCAACAAGAAGTATGTTGATTGTACGCCCTTTAGTAGAACCTACATTTGATGTAGCAATCAATCGACACCCAGTATCAAATTCGACGTTGGTGCTGTTCCACGTACGCACTTTAGGTTTCATCCAATCATGAAGCGACTCGAACATAAATTGGAGTCTATACACCATTTCTTTAGCCATGGCGTGCTTGAACGAAAATAATAGTATGGTTTTGTCTCTTCTAAAAATCATCTGGTGAAGCGCTCCTATGAGAAGCATTGTAGATTTACCCACTTGTCTATCTCCGTCTACCAGTAGGATTCGATTTTCACCTTTGTCCATAAACTCCATGGTAGTAATCATTTTCTGATATAAGTTAGGTTGTACAACTCCATCAGATCTAACAATTTTTACATACTTACTCGCGAAGTATCCAACATCGTTACTACATTTTATCCATTCTTTAATATTTTCCTCAGTCATCATTGTGATTTATTCCGCATATCATCCAGCATCTTCTGAAGCTCAGCAGTACTTCCGACAAAAAGATTATTGGTTACATTTGGACCTGCTTCTTCTGGTTTCTGTTTACCATTGATGCGCTGCTTCTTCATATGCAGATCTGCCAAGCCCATACTCACATCAGCATATGTTTTAATAATAGAATTAAGAGCTTCATACGCTTTAGGATGTTGAGACTGCTGAGCAATAAGAATCATATCCTGTACAGCTTGAGATGCCACATCAACCGCTTTATAAAGATTCTCTCTGACTTGATCTACATCGTGTTCTGCTTGTTGGTCTTTTGCTACTTCTGGCATGTAATCACGATCGTTGATTAACATTGGAAGTGGGTTGAGACCCAAACTATCTTCTAATTTTTTACTCATTATCCATTCTCTATTAAGTCAACAATAAAGCCCCAAGTGCTATTTTCAATTACATTATTTGCCGGAATTGCTGATGGTGTGACAGTAACAGAAGTAATAGTAGCCGGAAGTGTACTAATAGATCCTCGTACAGTTGAACCTACTGTTAGTGTTCCACCAACATCATATGCTGTAATATAAGATGAATTTGCGGTTTTAATGTAAGCGTAATTATTAGTATTTGCAGTAGATTCTAGTTTTTCTGTAATATAGAAATCACTATTTGCTGCTGAAATGCCATACGTATGTAATGTTGGTGGTGCTGATATTGGATCACCATTTGCAGTCTGACCTGGTGTAATGTTGATGACTTCTGAAGGAGTTGTAACAGTTCCAAAATCACCATCGTTAAAGTTCAGATCGATATTCTTAATAATACCAGACAGTGTAGAACTTGTAGGTCCGAATAGCCAACCCTTCATTGTGAAGTTGAGTGTCCAAATAATTGCTCTACGCTCGGTAAACGAACCTTCATATGTGTCTTGGTGTGTTATATTGTCTAATGTGATAGGTACGTCGTACTTACCATTCAGATCTGGATTCAAGTTAAGTGTAGATTGCCACACTGGAGTGAAATAAGGCAGAATCTGTTCGACAATATAAGTACCATCCATTACATTCTTGACCATAATAGAGAGTGTAAAGTCAATGTTGTATGGGACAGGAACATACTGGAATGCTTTACCTAATGGATTATTAGGATCTTGTATTGAAATCTTAGTTAGTGTTGGCAATTTACGTGTTGCATCATAATAGAGACCAGTCATCTCAAAAGTCATACGAGGTAACTGAATTGCAACTTGTCTATTCAGATCTGGGTTACCCTCAAGTCTAGCTAGAAACTTATCTCTAGGACCATAGTTGAGAGGTACTTTACTTGTCTGGATTAACGCGCCATTTGCGTCATAACGATTTAGTGAAATATCGTTAAAGAGAGTGCCAAAATAAATGACATACTTGCGTAAAGTATTATGGCCGAATGTGATTCCAAACATTATGAAATCTGTCCTCCACTAAAAGGATCAATATCTGACCAGTCAATCATTCCAGTACTTTCTTGTTTAATGTCAGTGTTATTCTCAAATGGACCTAGAATGTCTTTATACTGAGTATCGTCAGTGACGTGATCTACAGAGTATGTAGTTTCAATTGCGTCAATTTCAGGAACACCAGTATTAAAGCGCTCATCTGAATATTCCCAAACATCACATGCAACATCCCAGATTTGTAGGCTACCCATCTGATAGAAAATAGCAGTCTGATTTACATACTTGATGACAAAGATACGCTTCATCATTGTTGAATAGATAAGATCACCTTCACGTGGTCTTTGAATATCTGGTTCAAGTGTGGTGAGTTCTTTACTAAATGTTCGTCTAGCAATTGTAAATGTAACTGAATCTCTAATTTCTAGATTGAACTTAGAAAGGAAAGTTCCATCACCTTCATATGAATCATATGACTTAATGTAGACATCAAACTCATACGCTTTATTGTATTCAGATAGCGTATCTTCACCATAGACATTGTCTTTTTTGATTAGAAGTCTTGGAAGATAATAAACCGTGTGTCCATAAATCGACATGCTCTCATTGATTAGTGATTCAATGAGATCTTGTTCTGCATAACTATTAAAGTTGTTAAAATAGACACTTGGCATGATTAATTCCGTTTACTTCTATTTATAAAAAGTGGTCCTACTATCCGATCATGTCAGTAACAGGCAAGCTGTAGGATGAAAGCATTTCGGCTTCCATCTTTTCAATTTCACGTTCAGCGTCACTCAGAATTCGATCGCCGTTAAACTGAACACCACCTGGAAGTGTCATTCCGGTAAACTTAGTAAGATTACTTCCCCACTGATGTTTGAACTTAGCAGTGACATAATTCTGAAGCCATCTATCTGACCAAACATCAGTCCAAATTTCTGGATCGATTACTTCATATGCTTCAACTAGTAGATATTCACCAGTATTGATTTTCAGATTCCATTCCATATCGATGTATAGTCTATTTTTATGTCTGGTATATCTAATAGGCTGTTCACCGACTAAAAGTTCAGAAATAAGAGACAAGTGTTCCATTGTCATATAGTAAGGAACCATTGAAACTGAAGTAAGTGTGTAAAGATCGTTTAATGCGATCTGATATCTGATATTGAATAGATCGTCCTGACGAACAATAGGGTCAGCAATAGGAAAAACTCTTACAGCACCCATGATGTTTTCAGGTAATGTGATGTACTTATTGATCTTATCTTTATCAGTAACCTTGTGCTTATAATAGATTTTATCTGAACCATCAAAGTGATAGTCCCAGTAATATCTAAGAGCTTCATCAATACGATCTTCTAATTGATCATCATCGACGTTGATTTCAATTACTGGTTTGCCAAGCTTACGAAGACAATATTCTTTAAATTCAGCTCTACTCTGTGGTACTGCCATTATAATATCCTTCTTTTATCATTATTTATAAAATATATAATACAATGTATGTCGTAAAGAGTGGTATGTAATGAAGTACAAAATCAGATTCAACAAAACTAGAGGAATGCCTAATAGAGGTTCTTTAGATCACGTTTGGCGTGTATTTGAAGGTGGTAAAGAATATCTTTGCAAGAATATAGTCATGAAAAACTCATCATGGGGGGAAATTGATGAAAACGGTGTTGACTGGAACATTTGTTGTGAAGGTTCTTTGTCTATAGACAAAGAAACATCGACTATAACTATATCTTAAATTACTACTACCGAATCGGTTTTAACAGTAAATGTCTCTCTATTAGCTGGTGTAGCACTAATAATAAAATGGACAAACTTAAAAGGTTCGTCGGACCCATTAG